CGAGCGGTATCGTCTGGCAAGCCTCCGTGTCGATGTGAGTGAACTACACGCACAGTTCAACCGAGCATTGTTCGATGATACTATTGCCGAGAACGCCCGGCTCAAGGCCGAGGTCGAGCGGCTGACCAAGCAGGTTGAACGACTTATTGTTAGCCTCCAGAAGTCTCACGACGAACACGGAGAAGCACTTTACAAACTGAAATACAAAAATGAGCGACAAACACCTCGAAAGAAAAGAAGTTCTTAATCTAGTCTATACCCAACAGGCTGATAGGATGGCTGATGCTTACGCCAGACTTATGGCTGACTTCTCGCAGACGACTGCGTGGGGTCGTGGGCTTGAGTCCGACCTATCTTGGGCAAGGTCTGAACTGATGCAGGTCAAGGCCGAGGTCGAGTTGTGGAAACTTCGTTCTGATAACTGGCAGAAGTTTTGCCAACTAACTCGACCAGAAATGACTGACGAACTTAATCGCCTCAAGGCCGAGGTCGAGCGGCTGACTGAACGCCTTGGCGGAGTGCGGCTGATTGTGACGGAAGAAATGTATGACGAACTCAACACGAAGTATCTTGAGCAACAGCACGAACTTCAGAACATCGCTTTGACGGCTAGGCAAATCCTCGATGAGAAGATAGACCTCAAGGAACAGGTCGAGCGGCTGACCAAGGCCGGGGATGCGATGGATGCTTATCTGAAACGTCAGGATGGCACGACCAACGGGATGCTTGATTGCCGTCGTCTCTGGCACGCCGCCAAGGAGGGCAAGCCCCATGCCTAAGCAGAAGCGCCGCCCCGAGCTGAGCCGTCCCGGGCTTAAGCAACTGACCCCCGCCGAGCAGCGCATCGTGGCCGAGCGTCTCGCCGATCACCGCAAGCGCTGGGAATACCTGTTCAGCCTTAACGTCTGGAAGCCGTCCCGATGACCACGCCCTACAACTCCCGCTCGTCTGGCATCAGCGAACTGCACGACCTCATCGACAAGTTTGTGCCGGTCCGCGAGGCCGCGCTTCAAGAGCATTACCAGAAGGCCGCCCAGACCAGGGCGCTGCTCAAGTCCCTCGGCTGCTGGCCGACCGACAAGCGCAAGCCTGTCGAGCCTAGGGGCAAGAAGCCGAAGGCCGGCAAACTCGCCAGCGAGCTAGGCCGCGAGGCTTACCACTGGGCGCACGCCAATAACGCCACCTACACCGAGGCCGCTGAACGCTTCCGCGTCGATGCCAACTCAATCCACTCTTACCGCCAATACCGCAAACTCCCTAAACTCAGAAACAAATGAACAACCTCCCAGACTATGACGAAATCACCCGGCTCCGGCTACGCCTTGCCGAGGTCGAACTCCAGCGCGACGCCTTCAAGGCCATGGCCGACAAGGCCGTGACCGACCTGATCCGTCAGGTCATGGACCGCGAACGCTGGCAGGTCGGACTCCCTGGCGTGACGACCTACACCTACGCCCCGACCGAGCAGCCGAAACCCGCCAAGCGTAAGCGCCGTGGCTGAGCACGAACTGACGGTCACCCACCGTGGCCAAGAATACCAGGTCATCCTGGACGGCTCGGCCATGTATGTGGACGACTCTTTCGACCATGAGTTCGGGACCGAGGTTCGCGGCCACTGGGAACTCGACTGGGACGAGACCGAAATCGTCTCGGTCATCGACACCGACGGCGAAGAGATTGACCCCTACGAGGTGGTCGGCCTGACCCGCGCAATCAGAGACGCATCCAATGACATCGAAATCGAGGGCTAACTACGGGCTAGTCAAGGCCGCCGTGATCGCCACGGCCTCCCCGCAGCTGACGGTCGAGCAGGTGGCCACGCTTACCGGGCATAACCTGCGCTCGGTCCGTTGCGCCATCAAGCACCTCGGCCTGCCGGCCTTACGCGAGCGCCGTCCCAAGGGGTCCATCAAGGACCTCGTCCTAGCCGGCCATGACCAGGGGATGACCGTCCCGCAACTGGCCGAGACCAGCGGGGTTTCCCGTTATACCCTTTACGCTACCTACAGGCGTCTCGGCATTACCCCCTGCGTTGCCCGCCAAGGCCGTTCGACCCTATGACCCTAGTCCTAGCCCTCTCCGCCGCCCTGCTGACCTCTGAGGCCATCCCAGAGCAGACCCTGCAGGCTGTCGAGCAGGTCGAGTCCTCGGGCCGTGGGGCGTCCACCCCTCGGGGCGACGGCGGCAAGGCCCTCGGCTGCCTTCAGTGGCACGCCGTAGCGTGGAAGGACTGCTCGGCCATCAGGCGCAAGGTGGGGCTGGCGGTCTATCCCTATGCCGACGCGGCTGTGCCGGCCAAGGCTCGGGACTACGCTCGCACCTGGCTGACGGTCCTGAAGGTCAGGCTCGCCGGCGAGATCGGGCGGCAACCTCACCCCGGGGAAATCTGGCTGGCTTGGAATCTAGGCTGGACGGGCTTCCGTCGCTACGGTTTCCAGTGGGCCGAGGTTCCCTCTGCCAAGTTCAACAAGGCGCGGCAGGTGAACACGCTGGCTTGGGGCTTGCCAAAACGCCCTGCCGTCGCAAGGTAACAGGCGAGGCCCGGACAAAATCAATTGTGCGGGATCGCAACTGAGGGCAGTTCGGGCTTCGGGCCATCCGCAAGGGTGGCCCTTATGCTTTATACAAGCGGTCGAGGTCGGCCTTCAGGTAGTAGGCGTTCAGGTGCAGGCCGATGATACCGCGAGGGGTCTTCCAATACTTCGGCTTCAGCCCTGCCCGGGCTACTCGGCCACGCACGGCCACGTCCGAGACGTTCTTGCTGACCGCGTAATCGACCAGGCGCACCCAGCCCTTGGGGACTTTGTCGGAGCGGTGGGCGAACATCTGGGCGGCGGCCTCCTTGATGGACTTATACGGAGGGACCGGGCGGTAGACGTAGGCCATGTGGCACTGGCCTGTGCCGGACTTGAACTGATGGGGCTGGCGTTCGAGCAGGCCACGGCGCTGCAGGTCGAGCGCGCGGGAGGATGCGTTGCGCGTGTGGGCCATATCGAGCTCGACGCGGATCTGGTCCACGGTGAACCAGCCCTTGGGGCAGGGGTAGTCCTTGGGCTCGTTGCTCAGTTCCTTGAGCAGGCGCTGCACGATGGAGTTTGAGTCGGTCATACGGATAAGCGCCAAGGCTGGCCGGACATCTCCAGCGGGTGGATGTAGAGACTAGGCTGGATTCCCGTGTCGCAATACTCGCCATACGCGATGGCCTGACCCCACGACAGGGTCTTGCGACGCCCCTTGGCGTAGTCGCTTGAGCCCCGCAGCTTGAGCGTGCCGACGTTGATGCCGATCGTGCGGCGGGAGTTACGGGCTAGGGCTATGCCAGGGGAATGGGTATGGCCGAAGAAGACCGCGTCCGCTTCGACATACATTTCCGCCATGTCCCGAGGCGCTGACTCGTTGTAAATCGTGCCGTGCGTGAACAGGCCCGTGCCGAGCATATACTTCTGGAAGACCCCGGTGTAGGGGACGTGGTCGGCCTTCAGTTTCTGGACGGTCTGCTCGATGTCGTGCTTCAGGTATTGGCTCAGCTCGGCCACGACCTCGTTCTTGGAACGGGTCAGCCGCCAGATGCGGTCCTCGTGGTTTCCGTTGATGACCACGTTGAACTCGCCGTCCTCAAGGAAGCGGACGCCCCCGGCGATGTCAGGCGCAAGGGGTTCGCCATGGCCGGCGCCGCCACCCATCAGGGCCTCGACGTCTACGAAGTCCCCGAGGTGGATGCGCTTCGCTCCTGGGCCTTTGCAGAAGTCGCCCATGAACTTGAGCACGGACTCCCGCGCCACCGGGTCGATGTGATGCCCATGAGAGCAGGACACCGCCGCGAACCGCTTCCACTTCCGGGTGATGTTCATCGGTATAGGCTCATTGACTGGGTAAACTTACGGGCCCACTGACGGATCGCCTCGACGGAGTTATCCGGGAAGCAGACCTGCAGGGCGTTGCCCCTGCGGAAGCAGTCGTGCGCCGCCATCAGCCCGATGGACTCGGCCTCGGCGTTGTTGGCGGGCAGGTTGCCCTGGCGTTCGATGTAGATCGGGACGAAGGCCCAGCCGCGTTTGACGCAGAGGGCCTCGAGTTTCAGATACTCGTTCTCGTAGCGCATATCCGGCACGAGGATGACGGAGTGCTCGGAGCCTGAGTCCTTGCAGGTGATGTCGGCCCAGTTGTTGATGTGCTCGATGACCTTGTCCACCCAGACGTTCGGGTTCTGCGTGCGGCAGTATTCCCCGTAGGCAACCAGGAGCGGACGGAGCGCGGCCTTCTTGGCGGTGTCCTCGGTGAAGGCGTCGATATTCACGCCCGCTTCGTCTAGGGAAATCTGGAGGGACTCCTTCAGCGCGTCGGCGAACTTCAGGACGATGCAGGAATACTCGGGCTCGTCCTGTTCGAGCAGCTCGAAGATGGAGTCGGCCAGGGAATCTTTGCCTGCCCGGGCGAATCCTGCGATGGGGACCAGTATGTGTTTCATAGGGAAGTTCTGCGGTAGCCTTGGGACCAGAGCACGTCCGCGATCTTGCGCGAGATGCGGTCCACCTTCTTCTCGGGGGCTTTCCAGTCTCCGAGGTGGAGGGCCTCATGCACGGTCACGCGCAGGCGTTCGCGCTCCGTGATGATGTTCGGGTCGAGCTCGATGGTGTTGTCCTTCTTGCAGGCCAGCCCTGCGATGTCCCCGGGCAGGGGTCGGACGATGACCTTCGGGACCTTGGGTTTCTTTCCCATGGGTGGATGTTGTCTGCCAGCGTCTGCACCTACGCAAACAATAAGCCCCGCCCCCTTTCGAGGGCAGGGCCGGCTACACGGCACTCCTGCGTCAGCCTAAATGTCGATGGGTTCGTCGCCGGCGGGGGCGGCCTCGGGCTCGGTGGCCTTGGCCTTCTTGACCAGGTCCTTCACGGCTTCGGCAGCGGGCTGAACCGGCTGGCCTTCGACCGTGCGCTGGCCATACTCGGCCTCGTTGTCCTTGCGGATGGCTTCCTGCACGTCACGCGGCAGGCGGGGGAGCCACTTGGCGAGGCGCTTAAACGCGGTCTTCTTCCACATCTCCATCGGGTAGGTGGCCCAAGGGCCGGACGAGCCGGAGCGGCTGGCTTTGCGGATGGCCTCGACCTCGGCCTTGCTCATCTGGATCGCGGCGGTTTCCCCGTCCTTGAAGCGGACCATGGCGTAGACCGCGTAGGGTTCGCCCCGGTCCTTGGACAGGTCCACGACGTGCTCTTCGACCTTGCCCAGGTTGAACCGATACTTGTCGGCGTTGCAGACGATGTCGGCGTGGATGTGGGCGACTTCGCCTGATCGCATGACGAGCGCAAGGATGCCCTTGTAGTCGAACTGCAGGGTGGCGTCGTTGCCGTAGGGGATGAGGTGGGCGTGGTGGCCGTCAGGCATCAGACCCCACTGGGCGGCCTGCAGGACCACGGAGGCCACGCTGGCGGGGGTGCAGTCCCACAGCTTGGGGTTCTTGTTGCACGCGGTGATGACGCAGCGCATGAAGCGGCTGGCGTCGTCGGCGTTCGGGAGGGCCTTGGCGACCTGCTCCTGCAGTCCGGCAGAGCGGACGAGTTCGATGGTGTTCTTCGGGGGGAGTGCGGGTGTGTTGCTCATGTTACTTGGTGGAAGTGGTTTCGATGTGGTTAAGAAGCGCGCAGACCGTGATGGCGTCGGCGGCGTTCTCGATGATCAGGAACAAGCCGTTGTCGTAGCTGTAGAGGGAAGTGCCGAAAGACAGGCGGTCGTTGGACGGCTTGTTGGCGTCGGCCTTCTCATCCTTGAAAGCATACCGAAGCACGCCGGTCTTGTTGTCCTTGGACGGGAAGATGGTGTAGCGCTGGCTCATGGTTTCAGACGTTGAACTTGGACAGGTCCACCTCGATGACGCCCGGGCCGGTCTTCTTGGGCCATGCGATGGGGTCAGCGCCGTGGGTCTTGATGTAGCGATCCATCAGGTCGAGGCCGGCGCGGTAACGCTTGCGACCGATTTCGATGTCGGCCTCGGTCATCACAAATACCTGGACGAAGATTTCGGGAGCGTCCTTGCCCTCGATGGCGATGAAGGCGAAGCCACGGGGGCGGCGGCTGGTCACGGCCTCGATGCCGTCGATATAGATGGCGGATTGCCTGTCATAGCCATACTCCCAGACTGCTCGGCGGTAGGCATAATGCTCTATGGAGGTTGTCGTTTTCACGTCCACGAGCAGGCCATCGTCGCGGTAGCGGTCAGGTCGGCAGCGCATATCAATGCCGGTGACGGAGTCCTTCCAGAAGTAGGAAGACTCGTTGACCCCTTCGCCGGAGAGCAGGGCGGCGGCTTCATCGTCCTGCTGGACGGCTTCGGCGATGGCGCTCAGCTGCGTGAACTCATCGTGGCTCACGATCTCCTTGCCCTCGTTAGCCAGGAGGAACTCTTCCTCGCGGGCCTTGGCGCCTTTGCCCTTGTCGAGGCCCTCGGGCATCACGGCCCATTCTTCGCCGACGAGCTGAGGCTCGAGGATGATGGTGTGGACAAGCGAACCCCAGCGGAGGGAAGGGGTCTTCTTGCGGGGCGTGTTCATCAGACGCGGGGACTCGAGGAAGCGGGAGAGCTTCGAGTTCGAGACCGCCGGGCTGGCGTGGTATTCTTTGTTATTCATGTGCGGGGGAGATTGGTAATACGTTGTTTTACTTATCGCCACGGATGCGGGGGTGACGGAGGGAGCCATCGGGCGTCTTGCTCTGGAAGGTGACCTCAAGGAAGGAACCGATGACGGTGTCGCGGTTCGCCCAGATCATGGCGCGCTGCTCGTCGCTGAAGCCACCGCCGACACGGACGAGGCGTCCGTTGTTCTCGACGACGACGTGGCCCATCGTGCCAGCCAGTCGGCCTTCGCCTTCATGGACGGAGACCACCGGGCAGTCCTCGGCGTCCACGGCCTTGACCTTCAACCAGGCGTTGGAGCGCTTGCCCTGCGAGTAGGGAGCGTCGAGGTCCTTGACCATAGCACCCTCGAAGCCCTGCGAGACGAAGCGGCGGAAGGCATCGTTAGGGCTGATGCCGACGAAGGACTCGACCAGACGGACGGAGTCGGTGAACTCAAACTTGGCCATCTGTGCGCGGCGCTCGCGGTAAGTGCCGATGTCGTCGGGTAGGTCGAGCAGCCAGAGGAAAGCATCCTTGGCGGGCTCGCTGGAGCGGATGTCGCCGACCGCGTCGTAGAAGTCAGCGCCGGAGACGGCTTCGCAGTCGAAGGTAAAGACGCCGTGCTTGCTGGCAGTGTCAGCGAACCACGCGCCGAGGTGCTCGATGGACGGAAGCGGGTTGCCGTTGCGGGTCTTCATGGCCACGGCGAACGTCTGGCGGCAGACTTCCACGATCACGCGGACGCCGTCAATCTTCGGCTCGACCGCGAAGGACTCGGGGAGGATGCCCTTGTAGGGCTTGGCCAGCATGGCCGGGGAGAGCGGAGCCTTGGCAGGCTTACGGGCGCCGACACGGAAGTGCGGCTGGCTCTCAATCATGTTGAAGATGAAAGCGTAGAGGTCGGCGTTGGGATCGGAGGATGAGCTCATGTTGTGCGGGATAGGCAAAGGTATGCCTTCCGAGCAGGCCGCCGTCAAGCCCCAAGGGGCAACCGCCTAGGATGCCCTAGGAAGGGGGCTTAGGGGTCAACCCTGCCGTCTACCCCGCCAGAGCCTGATACCCACCGCCACGGCCACGGCAAGGCATCCAAACGACAGGGCCAGCCCTAGTTCGCGGACGGACTGCAGGGCTAAGGTGGCCGAGGACATATTACGCTCAAGGTCGGCGGAGTCGGACTTCAGCCCCCCATCGGTCACGAGCATGACCAGGGCATCGGTTGACTGCAGTTGGTCCACGACAAACCCCGCCGTGTAAGCAGTAGTCACCGAGGCCATGCCGGCGAAGGTCACCAGCAGGCAGACGGCCAGCAGGAGGTTGCCCTCACTTGCGCTTGGCTGGTCGCTTGGCTTTGGCATTGGGCTTGGACTTGGCTGGCTTGGACACCTTCTCGACCTCACGCTCTGCCCGGGCTTTGACCCAGCGGAGAAGCGCGTCGAGGGCCTCCGGACTGGAATAGGCCAGCGCACCGATGGCTCCCATCCGCAGGCCCGGGCTGGAGATATACTCGGTGAGGGCGTAGCCGGCGATCGCGGCGGTCAAACTGGCGGCGCATACGCGGCGAGCCACCCAGCCCCAGGTATGCTTTTCCTCTGACAGCAGTAGACGTGCGGCCATGCTCATGGCTCCGATCGTGCCGGCCACAACGCCATCCTTCAGTTCCTTCGGGATGGACTCGGGGTCGATGGGTGCAGGGGGAGGGCTCATTCGTCCTTGGTGATTTCGGCTTCGTCCTTCTTGTCCTGCACGGCGTCGGAGACTTTATCGTAGAGCCACCAGAGCGATAGGCCCGAGGCGATGGTCGCCGTGCCGATGGCTACCCACATGAAGGCGGGCGAGTCGTAGATGAACGGGACGGAGCCAGCCAGCGCAGCGCAAGCCAGGAGCGGGACACCTAGGCGAGGTCCGAGGAAGGCCGTGGTCAACGCACCGACCGCGAAGAGACCAGCCCCGAGTAGACTCCAGATGTTCTTAGAGGCTTCGGCCTTCACGGCTTCGACCTCCTTCGTCAGCTCGACGATGCGGGCGTCCTTCAGCTGCGAGACGCGGGCGGCTTCCTTCTGGTCGGCCTCGAGCTTCTCCCACGCCTTGTTGACGGCGGTGGCGAGTTTGCGTCCGAACTCCATCTGCTTGGCGTAGTCGATGGGGTCTGCCTTGGTAGCCCGGGCAACGGCGAAGGCCACGTCCGCCTCGGGGGGCGGGGGCAGATAGGACTGAGCGAGGCGAGACTCCGCGACGACCACCTTCGGCTTATCGGCGTTCTTCTCGATGGCCACGAGGGCGGCACCGACCCGGTGATCCGTCTTGTCTAGGTCTTTGCCTAGGGTCTGGACGGCGTCAGGCTTGGTCGGGGCCGGAGGCTGGACGGGCAGGGGAGCGTCGGCGGGCTTGGACTTGCACCCAGCCAGGGCCACTAGGGCGATGACTAGGAGCAAGCGCACGGCCTTACTTGCCCTTGAGGGCGTCGAGGATGGACTTGCCTTTGGCTTCGAGTTCGGACGCCTTAGCGGCGTGCTTACGGAAGACGAGGGCACCGGCGACGAAGCCGACGAGGAGGGCGATGAGGTGGGTGATCATGTTATTGGGAGATGAGTTCGATGCGGACGAGAGGGCCGAGGTCGGCGGGGGTCTGCGGGGTGGCGAAGGTGAACGTGCCGATCTGGCCTCCGTAGGTTTCCTCGACGGGCTGGGCAGAGCCGAAGATGAGGTCACGGAGGGCCATCCAATCGTTGACGGCCACGCCGATGACGGTGACTTGATAGGTGCTTACCATGTGTTGATGACGATGTATCGCCCGCGAGAATTTGCGAAGTCCATATAGGGACTAGACAGAGCGGCGGCGGCCACGACTTCTTCCTGCCATGCGACGGCGGTGACGTTAACGGAGCCAGTCGGGCCGCCTGTTGAGGTCGCCACGGAAGAGCCGTTGACGTAGAGGGTGACGTTGCCCGCGCCGTCGGATTCGATGTCCCAGTCGAAAGCGACACCAGCGGTGACGGCGAAGGACGAAGTTACGCTGGAGAGAGTCGTTCCGTTATGGGCTTGTAGCTCTAGGAACCGGGAACCGGCTCCGCCTACCATCTTCCAGCCATAGCCTCGACGTGTAAGATTTCCGACGCCGTCGGCTTCGGCCTTTCCGTAGTAGAAGGCGCAAGTGTAGTTTGCGTCCGTCACTCCACCAGTCGTCGAGCGTCCCGAATGGATGCTACGAAGCGAGAAGTTAAGGAACGATGCTGGCTGAGCACGGGAACTGGCCGTCCATGTCTGGTCTACCTGAGAAGTGCCGAAGGTGCGAATACGGCTTGAACAGGCTCCGGCGTTGCCCGGTCGGATAACACGAGAAAGTTGTCCGACAGTGACTGAGGTGATCGTGCCAGTGTTGGTCACCGTCATGCTAGGGCCAGCGATGTCAACGAAGTCCTGCGAGAGCATCGACCAGAGGACGTCACGCGGCGACATGACTTTGGTGTCGTTTGTGAACTGACGAGAGTCCTGAGTCGTAGCGAGCGCCGGAAGCGCGGCAGCAACGAAGGCTGTCGTGGCAATCTGGGTCGTGTTCGTGCCAGCGGTAGCCGTAGGGGCGGTCGGGGTTCCCGTGAAGGCTGGGGAACCGAGGGCGGCGTAGGTCGAGAGCGCCGTGAACGGGACGAGCTGCTGGCTTGCTCCGTTGATGCGGACGAATATGCCGGTCGTCTCAGTCCAGAGGTCTCCGTTAGTCGGAGTCGTCGGCGCCGATCCGTGCGGGATGCGAAGGCTGGGGCGAGAGGTAGTAGACGCCGAAGCAATCGCGACGCCGTTCAGGGTGATGCTGCTCGTCGCACCAGCGACGGACGAACCGATGTTCACGGCGGTCGTGGAGCCCGATGCCCCTGCCGTTCCGATGTTGATGGTCTTAGTCGAGCCGGAGATGGTCGCACCTGTGCCGACGCTGATCGTGCCCGCGGCGGTCGAGTTGCCTAGGGTCTGGTTGGCGTTAGAGAAGGTCTTGTTACCATTGATGGTCTGCGAGCCGTCGAAGTCCACATACTGTTTGTTCACGCCGTTCTGGCGCATGAACAGGCCAGAGGTCGTCGTCCAGATGTCGCCGTTGACTGGGGTGGTCGGGGCTACGCCGTGCGCGACGTTGAAGCCCGCGTTGGCCGTGGTCGAAGGGATGGTGCTGACCTTTCCGTTCTGGTCGATGGCGACGAAGTTAGTGTCCAAAGCCTGGTCGTGCAGGGTCAGGATGTTGCCCGTGCCAGCCTGCTCGATGAAGAGCGCAGCGCCGGAAGAGTTCGACGTGATCGTGACGTTGCCCGTCAGCGCAGGGCTGGCGAGGGGAGCCAGACCAGAGATGGCCGCGCTGGTGATGTAGCCCGCCGGGTTGGTCTGGAGGTAATACGTCGAGGCCGCCGTGGCAGGGCTAAGGCCCGCAGTGGTCTGGTTGGTGGCGTCGCTAAAGGTGATGCCTGCGGACGGGATGAGAACCTGGTCAGCTTGGAAACGTGCTAGCACGACGTTGGAAGCGTCGCGGACTAGGAGGCCCGAGTTCTGAAGCACGCTCTCGTAGATTTCAGCGCCACCGTCAGGGATGGTGATCGAGTTCCCTGCCAGCATCGAGAACGAGCCGATGTAGCCCCCAGCGCTGAAGGTCAGTCCTCCCGTCATGGACGAACCAGACTTGGCGACGTAGGTGCTCGCCGCGCCAGCCGAGGTCAGCAGGCCGAGAGCGCTGAAGGTCTTGTTCTTCCAGAGGTCAGTCGAGGACTCGTAAGCCAGGAGGTCGTTGTTGGCGAGCGTGCCGATTGCCACGTCGTGCAGCTCGTTGAGCTCGTAGCCGTTCTGAACCGCGACGAGGATAGTCCCGAGTGTCGGGTGCGAACGGATGACGATGCCGACGTAGACGAGGTGAAGCGGGGCGGAAGGCTTGGTGGTCGTCCAAGAGCCAGCCACCGTCGGGGACAGATACAACTGCACGCCTTCGGTCAGAGCCGAGGTGTCGATGTTCTCGAGTTCGCCTCGGACGATGACGTAGCCAAAGCCGTTGTTCGCGATGGCCGTCTTCGTGAAGCCCATGGTCTGGGCGGAGTTCGCGTCGTTGTTAGCCTGGGCCAGCGTGATCAGGGGCTTGTTGCCCGTGGCGCCGGAGATGTAGACGATGGAGCCAGCCGCAATCGTCGAGCCGGACTGGTTGCGGACATAGACCTCGAGGTTCTTCGCGACGGCCACGCCTGATGCGAGTTCCTGCTGCACGAAGGCGGTGGTCGCCAGGGAGGTGTCGCTATCGCCGAGGGCCGCCGTGGGGGCGGTGGGGTTGCCCGTGAAGGCGGGGGAAGCCAGCGGGGCGTAAGCCGAGAGGTCAATCGACAGGTTGCCGGTCGTGACCGACAGGGGCGAAGAGACGCTGGTGATGTAGTCGGGGGTGGTCGTGACCACTTCCCAAGCCGCGTTCTTGCGGGCATACTGCGAGCCATCCGATGGGGCGTCGTTGACGACAGCCAGGGAGCCGAGGCCGAGGTTGGTCCGGGCCGTTGAGGCGCTGGGAAGGTCGGAGAGGTTGTTCGCCTTAACCGCGTAGACCGACAGGTTAACGGTCGTCCAATCGGTGTTGTAGTTCGTGCCGTCAATCTTGGTCAGGAACTGCCCAGCCGTGCCGCCAGCAGGGACTCCTACGCCAGGGGCTCCAGCAGGACCAGGGACGCCGACCGAACCCGTCAACGTGCCAGGGATAGTGCCCGAGATGGTGCCCGAGATGGTGGACTGGTCAGCGGAGAATACCCCCGAGATGGTCCCGAAGGTCGAAGCCGTCGAGGTGATCGTCGCGTCGGGCATGGCTCAGAGGGTAACCGAGTCAATCACCTGCACCCTGAACACTTCGGTGCGGGAGATGCCGCCGCCAGGGAATACGAACTTGATGTCCCACCGACCAAGGCCGAGGCCCCAGTCGGCGGTCGAGCCCGGATAGGAGCAGGTGAAGGACAGGCCGTCTCCGGCCTTGGTGATCGTCAGCTCGTAGGAGTTGCCGCACTTGTCCTCCACCGTCGAGGTCAGGGTCGTGGTCAGCAGGTTGGCAGGGCCGGTCGTGCCAGGGGTCCAGACGAAGGTGCAGGCGAACGTGTTGCCCTGCGATAGCGTGACGGTGTCAGACATGGCTACTTATTGTGCAAATGGTAGGGTTTAGGTCAGAAGGCCGTCAGCTTGCCGATGGAGAGGATGTTGCCGTGGGTCACGCCGGCAGGCAGAAGCTGATAAACAAACCTGAATATATTGGGAACTACAGTGGGGCCGTCGATTGTGTCCGAACCAGTGTCGAAGGTGACAGTCTCCCCGGTAAGTTGGTCTTCGACTTCGACGGTGGCAGATCGCGAGAAGTCAGGGTCTAGGAATAAGGCTTCTTGATAGGGGCTAAACGATGCAACACCACGAATAAAGATTGGTTGATACCCGACAGGGCCTTGGCTGTAGGGACTGATGCGGATAAGTCCGCTTCCAGAAGCAGCCGATTTAAATCCATTTACGTAAGTCACGTTGTGCGTGTTCACGGTGCAGGACCGCGTGCCGTTGCCGAACGCGCAGCGTAAGCGACCCCAAGTAGAGGCGCCTGCGGTAGCACTTCCAATCATGGTGGACATCAAACTCGGGCGTAGTAGTAGGTCGCAGTCTGACTGCCCATCTTGATTCGGTCAGCCCAGAGCGAGCCGGTGACGTATTGGGTGACGGTGGCGCCGTTGACCGTGGCGATACGGATATAGCCTTCCGCGTCCGTGTCGGACGGCAGGGGGGTTCCGATGTTCCACTCGAAGCCAGTCGGGTTCGGGAACAGGCCAGACGCGAACGGAGCCTTGACCCAGACCTCGTAGGTGCTGGTCGAGACGGTGATGTTGCTGGCGATGTTGCCAGGGGTGACGTTGTTGACCGTGCCAGAGACGATGCGGTAGGTGGACATACCTCCAGTGGTGCTGACGTGGATGACCTTGAAGGGGTGATCCGTGGTCGGCTCGGCGGTGCAGCCAGATGCTTCACCGTAGTTAAGGATGCGCTTGGTAAACGTGCGCGGGGTGGTGTCGTTGATGACCGGGGTGGCAAAAGCAGGGGTGAACGTCAGGGCGTTGGCCGCGTAGGCGTCCTCGTAGTTTACCACGTGCGCCCACTTTACGGGGGTCGTGGCCGCGTTAAGGTTGTAGGGGTCCTCGGCCTCGGTCTTGCCGGATACGTTCATCAGCTGCGTGGCGTTGAGCTCGCAGGGAATGACGATGTCCTGAGAGCCGACGGAGCACTGGTAGACAGAATACCAGGTCGTGAAGGACGTGAGGCTAGAGTTAGGCGTGAGCGTGGCCACGTCCGTGTTCTTGAGGCTGTTGGTAAACTCGACCTGATAGACGCCCGGGCCAGCCAGTTGGACGATGACGTTGCCTTTCAGCGCGGGGATCGTGTTGAGGCACTGTTGCAAATCGTAGGCTGACTCGCTGCCAGGGTTGAAGCCAGACGTGGTAGTTGCGGCGCCGTAGGTAAAGGTCACCGTGCCCGACTTGTATATGCCGACAAAGATGACCTGCTGGATTTCGTTGGCGGTAGCGCTGCCGGCCCTGATCTGCACGACCGAGACAGTGCAAGGCGTTGCCGCGATGGAATCGATGACGGCCAGCACCCGGACGTGATGACCGAAGAAGCGAGGGTTGAACCAAGTGGTGTGGCAGTTGCCCCAGTCGGTGGTCAGCCCGGTGGATGCCGCGTCATAGCCGGACATCTTCTGCACGTTGGTCTTATTCTGATAAAGCGACGGACCAGAATCGACGAAGAGTTTGTTGAACTGATCGGAGCCGTCCTTGACGATGGACACCCAGGGGAGGTTCTGGTCGAGCAGGCCAGCAGAGAACTCGCCGTTGCCAGCGTCCCACTTCGACAGGGTGACGAACCAGCGACCCGTGCCCGTCAGCGCGTAGCCGCCGCCGCCCAGCATCCAAGGCGAGCTAGAGTCGCCGACAGGGACAGGGGTGATGCCAGAAGACAGCACCGCCGCGAAGTTCATGTAGGCTTGGCGGTAGTCCGTAAACGGCGAGTTCTTGATGAGAGGCATCAAGGAGTGCGTGTAGGTCACCGAGCCTAGGGCGACCTGAAGCACCGGGGCAGGAGTCCCTGACACAGGCAAAGCAATCATCCCGCACTGGAACTGAAGCGGCTTTAACTTGGCCGCGAAAGGGTCAACGAAGGAGGGGACTTCAGGCGGGACAGGCGGATCGGGGGGCTGAGGAGGGTCAGGCAACTTAGGAACCGCAAAGCCTAGGACGAAGCCGCCATCGCCGGCGGGAGGAATCCACGGCTTCTCGATGTCCAGGGAGAACCCGTTAGACGAAGCCTTGAAGGTGTATCCGTCGCCGGGTTGTAGGCTCATGTTCAGATCAGTCGGTTGTCTCGGTATACCTTATCGTGCCAGCCGACAATACTATAGCGCACCTCATAGTTGACCTTATAGAGCAGGCCGTAGTCCTGAACGTTTACCTGAGACAGCAGCAGTTGATTGAAAGAACCGTTGGCCGCGCTGGAAACCCAAGTGGTTCCGGCGTAGTCCGGGATAATCTTAGGCAGGACACTAGACCAGTCGTTATCGCGGGAGGTCGTGCCGAGGTAGTCCATCATGTTATGAACCTCAGAGGCTTCGGTTGTGTAGAAGTGGCCGGAGAAGGACGAGGTCGGGGCGAGGTAGTTGGTCTTTCCGTAGAAGTGCTTATCAGCCGCCTTGACGAAACCGATGAAGCGACCGCCCTGCGGGTCCTCGAAGCACGCGCCGTTCTGGCCGAGGTATGACTGCTTCTTGTTGACCAGGGCAGTGATCGGGGAGCCGTCGCCGTTGTATCCCGTGATGACAGTGATGAAGTCGGCGGTGTTCTTGATTTCCACCAGAGGACCGATGGGCGACTGGGTGTAACTTCCAGCTGCGCCGGCGATGACGCCATCATATCCGTCACCGCCAGGTTCAAAGAAGTTGGGGTTGGTCGTGATGTTCTCGGACGTCAGGCCATTGGACGCGCCGACCTCGGGGTTGGTGTAAACTCCCTCGTTCACATCAGGGTCGATGCCGATGTAGTCCACCGTGATGATGGCCATCCCGAGGGCATCGTAGGACACGGAGAACTTGTGCGCCGCCAGGGCCGCGTTGATGGGGCAGGTCGAGCCTCGGTTGCCGACCGAGAGATCGTTGTTGGTGTTGGCCTTCCAGACGCAGGTGGCCGTGAGCAGGCCGTAGCCGTCGTTGCTCAGTTTGCCTCCAGGCTGGAGAACCGGGGCGTTTAGGTTGTTGCCGTAGTCTTGACGTGCCATAAAGTTTATTTGCCTCGGAGTAGTGCGGCGCGGGAAGGCGCGGCGGTTGAGGTGGCACCAGCAGGAGCGTCTAGCCAGCTAGAGGTGCGGCCTCCGCCAGAGGTGACGAGCTGAGCCAGAAGGTCGTTGGTCTTCTTGGCCTCTTCGAGCTGGGAAGCCATGGCCTCGAGCACCGGGTTGGCTCCCACGCCGACGACGTTGGAAAAACCTTCAGGTCCCTTGAAGGTGGTCGGCATCTTATCGACCTCCTTCTGCGCTTGGATCTGAGCGTCGGCTGCTTCCTTCTGCTTGGCGGCGGCCTTCTCGGCCTCGATGCGAGCCTTTGTTTCTGGGCTGTCAGCAACGCGAGCAGCCGAACGCTCAGCCACGATGGCTTGGATTTCCTCATTCTTGGACATATCCGTGAGGCCGAAATACATCATCATTGACTTGATGTCCCCAAGGAACCCAGCGTTGCGCTTGTTATATTCCGCAAGGACCTCATCGCCTTCGCCTCCAAACCCGGCAACCCCGCCCTGCTCAAGGGCTTCCTTCGTTTCTCTTTCAGCCGCAATCTTTGCCAGTTCCTTCTCGGCGAGTTCACGGCGGCGGTTCTCGTTCTCACGGGCCACGGTCACCGTGCCCTTATCGACAAAGCGGGATTCTCCTTTGACGGCCAGATCGTGAGCGTCCTGCACCTTCTGCTGATTACGCTCGATGGCCCCTGAAATCATATTCATGGCCGAGTTGAGCAGGACCATCGGGGCCGCGAAGGAAAGGAACAGGTCCTTGCCGAAGGACTTGAAGCGGTTCTCGATTCCCTCGATGTTCTTCTCCAGGGCGCTGACGGACTTCTTGACCTTCTCGGTCACCTGCTCGGCGTTGGTATCGCCGTTGATGCTGAACTTGATGACGTTGCTCATGCTTGGATTTTTTCGAGTGAGTCGATTAGTTCCTCGTCCTCGGAGGTGAGGACTTTGAGTTCGGCTCCCTTGCTGATCGCAAAGGTGGAGTTAAGCCAGATGGCCTGGCACTCCGGCATCGTCCACGCGCGCTCTTCTGGGATGCCGTTGGAAATCAGCGAGGCCACCACGGTTAAGACCCAAGGGGTCCCGCTGGTCTCGGAGTGCTTGGCCTTCTTCTCCCAGAACTTCGGCCACGCCTCGACGAGGACGAACTTCGAGAAGCGTTCAATCTGCTCGGCAAAGTAGTCATCGTTTGCGGTCATCTTGCCGAGATACCATGAGTCCTTCCAAGTCAGTTTGTCGAGGCGTTCGCCCGAGCAAATCTTTACGGCCACTAGCAGATCGAGCGGACGGATGCCGACGCCAGAGCGAAGGAGGGGGCTTTCGGCTGCTTCCAGCTGCACGCGGTGAAGCAAGCAGAACGGGGAAACAAAACGACCCAGGAGTTTGGTAAGCCCCGGGTCCGTGAAAGCGGATGTGAACCGCTTGTCCATGCGGTTAGGCGCCGGCGACGCCTTCGTAGCCGACGGCACTGACGGTAACGGCAGTGTATCCGCGATTAGATCCCTTGTCCGAAACCTTGGTCACCCAGCCGGAGAAGGCCGTGGAGGCCGTGCCGCCAGAGTAGGAAGAGGCGGTGTTGACCGTTAGGGTAAAGGATGCACCGAGGACAGGAATCGCCGAGGTTTTCGCGATGATTTCCACGCTCACCTGGCAGCGTCTGTCGTCGCCGCGCCATGCGACGGTCTTGCCCGTCTCGTCGATGATGGTCGCTTCGTTGGCAAACTCGCCGTCGTTGGTGTAGGACTGGACAACGGCATTGGCCACGGTAGCGCCGGGAAGGCCATAGATTGCGGTTACCCCTTTGACGATAGCAGCCATATACTATTGCGGATAAGGTAAGGTTAGCCCTCGGGGTTCACGACCACCAGAATGTCGTAGACTAGGACCGATGCCCAGGAGCGCTCGTTGACCCCTTCGTCTTCGGACAGGGGGGTGATATCGTAGCAGTGGGCGTCGCCTTGGGCGGTGAACACGTCCTGCAGCTCTTCGAGGTCCTGCATGGCGCCGGCAATGGCGGCCATCCGGGCACGGTGATCGGCTAGGGTCACGTCGTCGGCGGAGTCCAGCAGGGTGACGCGG